CGGTTTTCAAACCTAGCATCATGGTTTCCAAGTGTCCACACTAGGTTTACATTGTGTCTAGCTTTCTTGGCTGTATCTTCAATCTCGCCTAGAGATATTTCACAGGCTTTCAACTCTTGGATTACAGATGGGGTTGAGTCCCATCCAATACGAGGAAAACGGCTAATAGAAGCCCCATCAAACACATCGCCATTGGCAATGACAGCCTTGGGTTGAAACTCTTTAATTGCCCAAAGAAGACCCTTATACGCTGTTGTATGGATGCTCGGCCAAAAGTGAGCATCGCTAAAAACAAGAACAATGCCATTTTCAATCCCTAGTTCTTTTCTTGCTGGATTAGATTTTGGAAGTTGAACAGGATTGTTTTTTGATACTAATTTTTCCCCATACTTTACTTCTATATTATTCTTGCGTCTAAGTATGTTGCGCTTATCCATACCTATAGTTTTTGACATGACAGAAGCCGACTCATAAGTCTTCCAGAGTTCAATAAACTCTTTATCGCTGTAAACAGGTTTTGGCATGACAACTCCATTGAAGTTGCCTAAAATTAAACTAAATCAATGACAACAGCATGAATCTTAAGGTGATTTATTCAAAGTTTGATAAACTGTTGTATAAGCCTCAATACAGGCATTCAATTGTCTGATGGCTTTGTCTCCATCGTCTGTGATGGCGATAAGATTTTTAGCAGTCTCTCTGTCAAGTTCGGCTGTTGCTTGAACGCTATCTCTGGGGGCAACGGGGGCATCTGAGGCGGTATGTACGGGGCAGATGGGGGTTTGGACAGGAACCCGCAACTTGAGACTACCAGCGTCAAGAGCAGAATGTAACTTTTGGGTTTGAAGTTTGGCATTGTTGTTGGCCTTTACAAGTTGTGTTGTTTGAGTATTTACAGCCGCTACTAGGGCTTGTTCCTTTATTCGTGCCTCATCGTTTAAACGGGCAATCTCAATTTGTTGCCTATTACGCTCAGAATCCTCGCCTTTTGTGTAGGATAGCGCACCAAAGCCCAAAAAAGCACAAATCAGGGCAAGTATTACCCAAGGATTAAGTAGGCTTAACATCATCTACTTTCATCATGGCCTCAGTCTTGTCTTTGCTGGACTTGCTTGACCCATAGAAGAACGAAATAATTGTAGCCACTGCTGTACCCAACAGAAAGCCCAAAATGATGTTTGCGAAGTCCCTGCCACCTTCAGGCAACAATATAAATGTTACGCAAAAGAAGTAAAGAACTGAAGTAGATGCCCAAAACCATGCATAGTAGTAAATGAAGTGTTTGGCTGTCTTGTCATTGGGGTCTATCGGTTCTTGCATCTCGTTTCTCCTGTTCAAGTTGTTTAATCAGCTTTTGCACTTTTTCCTGTTGTTGCTTGGCTTCATGCTTGGTTTGCAACACATCCATGTAAAGCATACCCAAAATAGGTAGCAACATACCCACAAGCAAACAAGCAGCAATCCATCCCACTACGTTCTCCCAATCTTGCTTAAGACTCCTATCAGGAGCCATATATATAGGAGGCAGAGGATAGTCACTAGAAGATACGCTTGCTTTTCTGCTAAGAGGCGCTCTCTTTCCTTTCGTTGCCATTGTTCTGCATCCCGCATTTTCCTTGCTTTTGCTTGTTCTTCAGCAATGATGTCTCTCATGCTGAACACTTCAGAATACAAAGCACCCATCTCAGGTGGAGATTGATAGACCATGCACTCTCTGATCTGAACTACCAACCTATCCATTTCCTGCTGTGCAAGAACCCTGTTTAGGGCTTCTTCCATCAGGTTCACATCTTCATCGAATACAACTGTTCTAGACTTCTCTTCAGCTTCCCTTATGTGTTCCTCAAGCATGGACTGCAACTTGAAGAACTCACTTAAATTCTTTACTATCTCTGTTTTGACTTGAGTTTCATCAACAGGTACATACTCAGACTTACTAGCCTTTGCCACAGACTTTGCAGTTTGAGGCTTGGGGCTACCGCCAAATAGTTTACGCAAAGAACCCCAAAATCCTTTAACCTCTTTGCCAATGGCAATAACTTCATCGGCAGTACGCTTAATAGAAACAAACTGTTCTTTAGCTTGCTTGTAAAGTTCACAGCCAGCTTGGATGTTTTTGACCAAGCCAGCCGCAAGTAAACAAATAGATATTGGGTCAATTTTGTGTCCTTATTCTTCGGTGGCTTGTTGCATTTCACGAATACTGCTCGGATTAGTCAACAGTTCAGTTATTCGTTGTTTTTCTGATGCTGGAAGTTTATTTAAAAGATCAGTCGTGCCTTGAGGGGTTTTTAAGGCATCAGTAAGTATCTTCATGCTCTTGTTGCCAACAGCTTTCTCTAACTCACTAACAGCTTTATTTCCAGCAGATGCCCAAAAGCTAAACCATGATGGCAAACGCATCATTGATGTTTGTTCTTTTAGCAATTGAGTAAGAGCAGCTTGACCCTCTGAAATCTGCTCGTTTACAGATATTTGTGTAAGACGCTTTTCTGCTTGCGCCCTCAAAACATCCATCGTGTTGTCAGCCAACTCTGTTGCAATGTTGTATCTGCCTTTGCCAAGAATCTTCTCAACTTCTTCAGGAGATTCATTTTGAACTAAGCGTACAAATTCATCTTTATTTGTTTTCCAAAGACGCAATGCCTTACCGCTTAGTTTGCGCTCTGCAATTTTTTGCATTCCAATTGTGTAGTCTTGCAAATATTTGCGATAACCAGTTCCACCAGAAGACTCAATGGCATCAACCAACAATGGTCTTATATCTGATAAGACAGATGAAGCAAGATTGCGTTGAGCAGTTGCATCAATTGATGGTCTTAGTTGTGCAATAGCAGCATTTACAGAGTTCTTTCTGATTGCATCTAAAGCCCTAGCATCTATTACTCCACCGCTAGAAGTCCATTTAGCTATATCGTCAGAAACATTCTTAACTGCTCCAAGCAATACATCATTGCCAGCAAATGATGGGTTATCAGCAATTGCCAAAATGTTTCTAGAAAGTTGATTTCCTTGTAATGGTTTGATTCCAACAGACTTCAAAGCATCAGCGGCGGCTTGAGCAAAACGAGCGCCTTGACCCAAATCGAGAGATGCTTGTGCCGCCCTATCAGACCACTCACCAAAAGCCTTTTCAGCCAATTCGCTTGGATATGTGTACTTGCTTGCGCCAACAGGCAATCCGCGCTTAATCAAATTTAATCGAGCATATGCTTCAGCAACATTTCCTGCCTTAATCAAGTCTCTAACTTCTTGTACTTTTGCAGCCGCCTCAGTGCTTAATTTACCTGCTTGAGCTTCGTAATCAGCAACAGCTTTACCAAGATTAGCGCGATCTAATGCCGCTTCTCTTTGTGGTGAAGTCATTGTGTTAAGTGCATTTTTAGCGTTATCTAAAACTGCCCTAACTTCTGCGGCGTTTCCTCCACCAGCTAATTTAGACAACGCTTTTAGTGATTCATCTTCACCAAAGAGTCTGATTTTTCTAAGAAACTGTGGGTCACGATCTAACGCTTCTTTTATCAATGCTTGCCATGTTGGGTTATCAATAGATGCAGTAATTTCAGCAACACTTGCATTAGTTGGTGAATTTTTTAAGGTATCTAAAACTTTGGGTAAATCATCTCCTAATGCTAATCTAGCAATATTAGCCGCTTTAAGTTGTGAAGATGAACCGAGATCAATAAGTTTGTTTACACCTCTTGTAACTAAAGGAGCAACAACTCTACCACCAGCCTCAAATGCCGCACCTTCAACAACATTTCTAATTGGCTCGGCAACAATAGCAGCACCTTGTCTTGGTTGTTTTATTCCGAGTCCAACATCAACAGCCTCTAGCCCTTCTCTTGCTAAACCATATCCCAATCCCGCACCAAAAACACCACCAGTTGCTGTGCCTACTGGCCCTGCGCCAAAAGTACCAGCAGTTCCACCAAGTAAACCACCACTAATAGCTCCAGCAGTTTCAATGGTAGGAGCAAGAACAGGTCTAACTATATTTTGATAAAACTTCTGACCAGTAGATAAATTTTGTGTTGGTCTAAAAGGAACAGTTGCTTCTCCTCCAGTTGGTATTTGATCTACAACAGTGCCAGTTGGAGTTGGTTCGAATTCAGGGCCACCAAAAGATTCGCCCACTAGTTTTAAAAATGCATCAGGGTCAAAATCAGAAGTTGATGGTGTTGTTGCCAAATATTTATCAGGGTCAAAATCAGCCATGTTATTTGACTCCTAAACGTGCTTTAATTTGTGCAGATCGTGGGTCATTTGGATTTGAATTTGCCCAATCCATTGCTTTTTTATCTTCTCCTGATAATTGCCTATTTGAATTGGCTCCCTTTTGCATCCCACTACCTTTAACATAATCTCGTTCAAGGCGATCAATAATTTCCATTGATGCTTCGTACCCAAGGTTTACATCAGATAAAGAATCAAGCATTGACTTCAACTCAAAATTAGAGTTAAGCTGTTGAGATGACATACCAGTAGCATTTTTAATTGCTTGAGCAATTCTTTGTTTTGCGCTGTTTATCAGATTTCGGTCTGTTTGTTCTTTTGTGCCAAAAGTTTTACCAGCTATTTGTCCAACAGTACTACCTTGTATGCTAGAAAGCAAATTGGATACAGGATTTCTTTCTTGGCTAGTTATTGCTCTTTTTTCATTTAAAGAAGTAAATGATGCTCTTAAATCATCAAGCTGATCTTGTAATTGTCCTTTACCTTCCGTAGCTTTGTTTTCTCTAAGAGCCGCCGTAGGTTCTTTGCCTGAAATACCAATAACTCCAGCCGAGCCTATTCCACCGCCTTTATATTGACGAGTATCAATAGAAATCATTTGATTTGAATTGGTTGGGTCAACAATAGTTGTAACAGATGGAGCAGGAGGTTGCTTTAAAGAACCAACAATCTTTGCAAGAGACTCTTTTGAATCTCTATCTGCTTGTTTCATGCGCTCATCAAACTTTCTTTGAGCCTCATCTCTTTCTTTTTGTGTAGTTGCTCTATCCAAGTCACGATCTTTTTGTGCTTGTATTCTGTCTTTTTCTATATCTAAACGTGCTTGTACTCTTTCATTTGCAATATCAAGTCTTTCTTGACGATCTTTTGCTTTAGTGATAGATGTTTGTATTATGGACAAAACCTTATCAGACGAACCATACTTAGTTGCAACACGCAAAATATCTTCTTCTGTTGGATTAACCAACTTAGACAACTCATCACGAAAATCTTTTTCTTGTTTGATGGTCAGTTCAGCTTTTTCTGCTTCAGCAGTTGCTTTTCTAGCAGTAGCCATACCAGCTTGCATTTGTCTACCAGCATCAGCAATTGCTATAGCAAACTCTGGGTCACCAGATTGAGCCGCAAGTTGAGCAACCCTCATGTATGACTCTGGTTTAGATTGATCTAGCTGACTAGCTAACTGTTGCCGTTGCGTAATCCTCTGCAACTGTGGGTCTTGACCACCCAAAGCACCGCCTACAGCTTGACCAAACTGATAACCAGCAGTCCTAGCACCTAAAGCCGCTTGTTGAAACGGGTCTAACTGCACTTCCTGAAACGCACGACTACGAGCCTGTGCTAACTGGTTTTGTTGGTACTGCTCAGGAGTAGTGAACAATCCTAAGATTTCTGATGCCATTTTCTTTTCTCCTTACTGAATGCTGGTTATTGAGCAATTAAATATCGGCCTGTTGCAGGGTCTAGATAACGAACTCGCGGGTCGTAGTTGTAAGAATTATTAGAAGCGTAAGGCGCATTGGCATCTATAAGTTCACCTGTATACATATTCCTACCTTGTTGTGGCGTTTGCCCAAATAACTGGCCTACAGCATTGTTAAAAACAGGACTGTTTGCTACACCAGATAAGAGGTTTCCAGTTCCAGAATAAGTATTTGCTGGAGCCATTGTTCTTGCCGCACCTGTAATACCTTCGCTTAAGAATCTACCTCCAGCGGCTGTACCAGCAGTAGTTTGTGCGCCGATTGAAGTGCCAAGAGTCAAAGGTCGTTCTGCAAGGCTTTCAAGTGCTGATGAGGTATCCATTGCAGTTGCAAATGGTGCATAAGCCCCTGCTTGACCAGAATAGAATCTATTTTGTAAATCAGCACCAGTGCCAAACAATCCAGCACCAAACTGCTGACCTTGTTGAGTCAAACCTACTCCTCTACTATATAAATCCGCACCCGCAAGTTGTTGAGCCTGAGTTAAGCCTGTTCCTGAACGATACAAGTCTGCACCAGCAAGTTGTTGGGCTTGCGTCAAACCTGTTCCCTGACCATACAAATTAGCACCAGCAATCTGTTCTTCTCTTGTTAATCCTCTACCAGATCGATACAAGTCTGCACCTTGAAGTTGTCTGCCAGAAGTAAGTCCCAAGCCTGTTGAATACAAGTTAGCACCAAATTGTGTTTCTTGTTGTCCTGCTTGTCTTGCATTAGCCGCAAGTTGCAGATCACTTTGTGCCAATGCGTTGTAATAGGCTTGCAATTCAGGAGATGTAGCGCCTAAATTACCACCTTGAGCAGTAGCCGCACCACCTCGACCTTGTTGGAATAGCCTGTTTTGCAACTGAGCAAGTTCATTCTGCCGACTAGGATTAAGCAATGCTTGTTGTTTGGTAATGTAGTCAGCAGCTATCTGATCAGGTGATTTTTGTAAGTACTGTTGACCAAGGGATGTAAGTGGTTGACCCACATCAGAAGCAATGTATTGTTGTCCAAGTTGAGTCAAAGGTTGACCAGCTTGGGATTGCATATATGTTTGACCCAAACTTGTTACAGGCTGTCCAACTTGGGAAGCCATATATGTTTGACCCATGCTAGTCAAAGGCTGACCCGCTTGAGACTGCATATATGTTCTACTCATGTCCGTTAACGGCTGTCCCAAATTACTGTTAAGGTAATTTTGACCCAAACCAAACAGACTCTGTGCCGCACCAGTTAACGGCTGATAAGCGGCTCTAGCACCTTCAGCATCAGTCAAACCTTGATTAGCAAGTACTTTCAATCTATCTTGGTAACCTGTGATTTCAGCGCTAGGCGTATACCCTGCACCAATCACATTACCTTGTGCATCAGTCTGAAAGTTTGATGAGCCAAATCGAGTAGTCACGCCAACAGGTCTAAACCTAGCAGCATCAGCAGCAATTTGTGCCGCACGAATTTGTGCGTCAGCTTGTGTTTTAGCCGCTTCCTTTGCTTGCTCAGATGTTAGATAAGAACCACCAGCACCTATCAATCCTTGAATAACAGATGGCGCAAGTTTATTTAAAGTTTCTAATGGAATTCCAGTTGCGCTTGCAAGGGAAGAAAGAATACTTGAAGCAGCACCAGTTCCAGCAGTCGCAGCGCCTCCAGCGGCAGCACCAGCTACAGAAGCCGCAGGAGGTACAACAGGAGGAGGAGGAGCAGGAGGAGGTGTAACAGCAGGCGCACTACTTAACAAACCTGTTCCTGCCGCAGCACCACCAGCACCACCAGCACCGCCAGCGCCAGCAACAACTTCTGGGCTTAGGAAGTTAGCAGCTACAGGTGAAACTAAACCACCACCAGCAAGTACAGCAGCATCAAGTCCAGCAGTTGTTGCAGCCAAGTTAGCAGCAGCACTTGCAGCTTGTGCCGCAGAACCGCCCATGCCAGCATTAATTAATGCACCAGCATTGCCTCCAGCCGCCGCTGTACTAGCACCCGTACCCGCTGTACCAAAGCCACTACTAGAAAGGTAACTAGAACCTAATGCAGCCAAAATTATTGGGGCAAGTTCAGAGCCTAATTCGTATAGACCGCCAAAATCACCACTATCTAAATTATCTGTATCAACAATCCCCAAATCTATAACCTCGCCTTGTGCATTGAGTCTTGGGACAGATTGGATGTTTGGTCGGCTTGGGTCGGGAGTTAAAGCATTACCTTCTTCTAGTGTCAAAAATCGAAAATTACCTTGTTCGTCATATTTCGCAACAAGTGGGATGCCCTGATACGCTTGCTCATTTGGTAATGTGTAACCTGTAATTCTTTGTATACCCTGTCCTAATTGTTCTACATCTGCAAATTCTCTATCAAATGGTGCTGGTCTTTCTGGAGATGCAACTCTCATGTCATAAGAACCAAATGGTGCTTGATATGGCTCTGATAACAAACCCATTTGTCTTAGTTGTCCAATACCATAAAACTCAGGCAAACCAGTTTGAGGATTAATAGTGCCAGCACCACCCATAGCCCTTAACAATCCTGCTTCTTGAGGATTAATATGAGCAAGCATGGTGTCGCCATACCTACCCTTGGATGCTAAGTTTTGATATTGCTTATTAATATTTGGCATTTTCTTAACCCCTTAAACAGTACCATTGGCAACAATATTGCCCAACACAGTGAAATTACCTGAAGAATCTATCTTGGCAACAGCAGTCGCTGAGTTGTAGATGTACAAGACATTGCTCGTCTCTACAAACGAAAAGTTTGTAAAGTCACCATCTGCCTTTGAAGTAATCGCAGTTTGGATGTTGTTGAACTCAGTATCAATCTCAGTTCCCTTAACAACCTTTGCCGCATTACCAGAAATCAAGGCATCTTTTGCCGCAAAGTTGGTGGTTTTCGTGTAATTTGCCATGATGTTTCCTT